TCTTGTTTAAGATACAAATAACTTATGTTATCTATAGTAACTTTTGTTTTACCTGTACCCATTTCCATAAAATAAGCCCAATGCATTTTTTCTGCAGATTGTTGCAGTGCCTTCCGTTGGTGTTCATACGGATTTGTTTTATACGGGTATTTCCACATCCTGCATCTATATAAAAATTCTTCTTGCAAATTGCAACACAATAAATTAAATCGATCGAGGAGGAAATATGGATATAGAAAATATGTCTAAACTAGACATAGATCAAGATAAGGTAAAACTTATCTCAGATAGATGTCAAGAACTCACCAATATAAAACAAAAACAAAAAGAAATAGAAGATCAATTATCTGAAGTAAAAAATAAAGGTAGAGATCTTGAGGAACGAGTAATCCCTGAGATGATGGCGGAAGCTGGTGTATCTAAATTAAAAATGAAAGATGGCACTGAAGTTGAAGTCAAACCTTTTTATGCTGCTAAAATTCCTGAGTCTAGAACTGAGGAAGCTTTCAGCTATTTACGAAATAATGGTTTTGAAGATCTAATTAAAAATACGGTGACGGCTTCTTTTAGTCGTGGCCAAGACAATCAAGTGTCTGAATTAATTAGAGTCTGTGAAGAACATAAGTTCAGCTATGTAAAAAAAGAAAAAGTTGAGCCTATGACTTTGAAAGCATTTGTTCGTGAACAAGTAGAGGGCGGTAAAGAACTTCCGTTTGATTTGTTTGGTGTTTATATTGCAAATAAAACAAAGCTAACGAAGAAGGAGTAACATGAGTAGCGAACAACGAAAAACGAACACAGTACAAGTTAAACAACAAGGTGGTGCTGTAGCAAAGGTAGATTTAGAAAAATTTGCCGACACCGGGTTTGATAATGTTGATGCAAAAAGCTTAGCATTACCATTCCTTAAAGTCTTGGGACAATTGTCACCGCAGGTAACACAAGGCGATGCACAATTTATGCCACAAGCAAGAGCAGGTATGATTTATAATACCGTGACCGATGAATTATATGATGGGTCACAAGGTATTTTTGTTATACCTTGTTTTTATAAACTCGAGTACATCGAGTGGAAAGACAGAGATAAGGGAGCAGTTGCACCTATCAATGTTTATCCTGCTGATAGTGATATCATGAGCAAAACAACTAGAGGGGATGATGGTAAAGACAGATTATCTAATGGTAATTATGTTGAAGAAACAGCATCTCACTATGTAATTGTTTGTGAGGAAGGTAAGCATTCATCAGCATTAATCACTATGAAGTCAACTCAAAGAAAAAAGTCAAAGAAATGGAATTCAATGATGATGTCTTTGAGATCTAAGAAAAAAGATGGCAATGGTTTTTTCAAACCTGCTCCTTTTACTCAAACATATAAATTAAAAACTGTGCTTGAGAAAAACAATCTTGGTTCTTGGTTTGGCTGGGAGATAGAACATATTGGTCCAGTTGAGGATCAGAATGTGCTCCAGGCGGCTTATGAGTTTTATCAAAGCTGCAAAGGTGGTGCTGTAAGAGTCAATTACAACCAAGAAGAAAATACGCCTAAGACACCATTCTAATATGGACTTAGTTGACAATCTCCTGGAAGAGTTTATAGAACTCTTCCAGGGGTCTAATTCATATTTTGGAGTATCCAAACCCACAGGTAAAAAAAATTCTAAGGGTAAGGCAGAGTACAAACATTGGCTAGAGCCTAGTCCAATGACCAAAGATCATTGGCGACAACATTTAAAAGGAGAAGCTTACTATGGATCTGTCCCTATCAGAGATGATAATACATGCAGTTGGGGGGTCATCGATGTTGATCGTTATAATATACAGCATAAGGAAATTATATCGATCATACGGAAAAGAAAATACCCACTCGTCCCATTTAGATCAAAGTCCAACGGACTCCATTTAATTTTATTTATTGATGGTGTGGTGGCAGCATCTAGTATGCGTCACAAACTTATTGAGATTGCATCTGACTTAGGTATCAACGATACAACGACAGATATTTTTCC